ATGAAGTACATCATCAATTGATGAGAGTAGAGAATCAACCCTTACCATAGAGAGCGAGTTAACGAGCTTCATAGAAGACGTTAACCCATCTACGGTTGGCACAAGTCCAAACGGACCTAATATTGTTCACTTGGTGGTCTGCTGTCTCTTTGTCGAGATAGTCGGAACACCTTTTGTGAACATATCAGTAACCATTTGTTCAGTCATAAGAACCCCTTTATTAATCATATCAACGAATAGAGATAACACTCCATTCATGGATTTAATTGATAAAAGGATATTCTTAGGACCGATTGGTGACAAATTATCAGAACCTCGAATCAATTGTTTCGCAAACTCGAAAGAGTCTTTCGAAATAAGAGATTTGTGCTCTGAAATTTGAACACCAAGAATCGTTGTCATTATATAATGATAACTTTTCGCAACGGCTGTATTGGCTATTACAATATCATCCCCTAGTATGGCGTAATCGTCAAATGTGTTGAAACCAACACGTTTGGCAGCTACGTCAACTAGAACATGGTGTGTAAGTGCTAGCATACCTCAAGAGCTTAAAGCTCCCATAGGTTGGCCAACAGCATATTTTACCATGATATCTTCCGAGACGAAAGGTCGGAAAGATGGGGTAGAGGGTAATAATCAATTCCTTTGAGTCATTATGTTGTATCATCCCGTTGCCAAGTTATGGTCTTTAAAGAGAATTCCTAGGATATCTCTTTGAAGTATAGCTGGCAAACGGTCTGTAGCAGCTGATAAGTCATAAGAATAGATAAGTTCATTCAGATAACAACCATCGATCAACCTCTGTTGAAGTCTTCGAATAGGAGCTATTTGATCAAACGTTCCATCCATAGGGATTCTCTTTAAAATTTTAAAGATTTCCTTATGTAATGGAGCTAAAACAGATTGTGTAATAACATCTGCAATGGCAAATACTCTTATTTTACCTGCTGCCTCCTCTTTTAGATGTAATTTTCCAAGAACTGGTCCAATCGAAGTGCTGGGTTTACCCATACCATTAGCTTGATCAGTCAGTTCATCAGAATCTGATGTTTTGAAAACTTGGTTTCAAATTACCCTATTAGAGGGGGGAAATAATAAATCCATAAAATCAGCCCCATTAGGATGTTTAGCGGCATATGCCGCCAATCATTTTAATGTAGGTCAATTCTCTTCTTGCGTTCAAGCTACCAAATCATGGTAGAGTGATAACAATGAAGAAGATTTATTAGGACCGGCAGAAGAAGATAAATGTAAGTCTATATTACCTAACTTCGGCGAATAATTATTCGCCACCTGAAGTATCGATAATATAGAACGTCCAAGTTCATATAAAGGTAAAGACTGTTCCAGACCAGTAAAAGGGTCTGTAATAGTATTTAATTTTAATGTACCTGGACATTGCATAATTCTATAAACAGACAAGATCGAAAAGACTACTTTTATAATACGGACATCACCACGTCTAATTTGACGACGGTACGCTCCGGGTATTATAGAAGGTAATCCTCCTGATATGCCAATTGGTACATCTTTTGAAAGATGGATCAATTGACCACCGATGAAATGTTGAAATATCAAAACACATTCTTTAAGATACAAAACGGTAAAAGTTTTACCATTTGTCTTTCAAAGATGTGAAATTCTATTTCTCATCACATGGGCGGAATCCTTATCTACTTGTAGAGATCAGCATAAGACATTAATGTAGGTTATAAAACTCTTTAAAGTTATATAACCAATAGCATTAAGTCTCAAATTAGATATTTTATTATTAAAATTATATGTCATATTGTTGAATTTTGTTAAAATTTAATGATATGTAATATAAGCTTAATATAAACTTAAATACTAATTTCCT